TACGGTTGGCGCAGGCGGCGCTGGTCAAAGTGGAGTTTCAACATTTACAGGAAATTCCGGTAATAGTTCAACATTTAGCAGCATTACATCTGCTGGCGGCGGTGGCGGCGGAAACAACCAAGCAGTCGGTGGAAGTGGCGGCTCTGGTGGTGGTGGAGGATGGCCTTCACAGTCAGGCGGAGTTGGTAACACACCTAGCACGTCGCCTTCTCAAGGAAGCAACGGAGGAACCGGCGCAGCCGGCGCTCCAAATTACGGCGGCGGCGGTGGCGGCGGTGCCTCTGCTGTCGGCGCAAATGGCACAACCGCTGCTGGTGGCAACGGAGGCGCGGGCACCGCATCTAGCATTTCCGGCTCTAGCGTAAATTATGCTGGCGGCGGTGGCGGCGGAACGGCTTATGGCGGTACTGCTGGTACGGGTGGCGCTGGCGGCGGCGGAAACGCAGGAACAGCGGGCGGAGACAACGTAGGTGTTGCCGGAACGGCTAACACGGGTGGTGGCGGTGGCGCAACATCTTACAATGTTGGCCCTGCCGCAACTTCTGCCGCAGGCGGTTCCGGTATCGTAATCCTCAAGGTCAACTTCACATGAAAACCTATCAACTCATGGGCATTGATACGGCGATGCATTTGCTTCGCCCCGGCGCAAAGTGGGAGATCAGCAACCGCGAGATCACTCGCTGGGAAGATCCGCGACCCAAACCGTCGTGGGACGAAATCATGTTCACGATTGAAAAGATCAAGGAACTTGAGGACGCGGTGCCGACGATCCTGTTGCCCGAGCAGCAGGCTGCGTTTGACGACTACGTTGCCCAGATTGAAAAGGCGGTTGCGTGATTACATACAACCTCTTTCCTACGGCTGTCGCCAAGTTTGAACTTGGACGGGACTACACCGCCGAGGAAATGGCGTTCGTGGACGAGCAGCCGACCCATAACAACATGGGCAACACAACCAGCGATGACCGCTATGTGCTGCGTCACGACACGATGGCAAGCCTCAAGGCGTTCGCCGAGGCCAGCGTCAACGAGTATCTGCGCTCTATCTATGCGCCGAAACACGACGTTACGTTGCGTCTGACGCAATCGTGGTTGAACTACACGAAGGCCGGTCAGTACCACCACAAACACGCGCATCCCAACTCGTTTGTGTCTGGGGTGCTGTACCTCAAGGCTGCCCGTGAGCGTGACAAGATTTACTTTTACAAAGACGGCTATCAGCAGATCAAACTGCCGACCGACAACTACAACGTCCACAACAGCGATTCGTGGTGGTTTGAGGTTGGCGCTGGCGATTTGATGCTGTTTCCGTCAAGCCTGACGCACATGGTAGAAACCGTGCAGGGCGATGATCGCGTATCTTTGGCATTTAACACGTTCCCAGCGGGATACGTCGGGGACGAGAGCAGTTTAACGGCGTTGCATCTTGAGAATGCTCAAGGCGCAGCGTAACGATTTTCCACAGTTTTATGCGGAGTATGCGTTATCGGATTTAGGAATTTTTATGCACAAACTGCCGGAAGCCTTTATGCCCATCATCAAGGCCGACATCGAGCAGCGAGGCATGGTGCATCCGATCATTGTTTACTCGCCTTACGAGCAGTACCAGAGCGACCCAAATCCGGTGCTGCCCGACAAGGAGAGTTTGAGGAGAGAGATACTACGGGTGTACATGGGACACAAAAGGGTGTGGGTGGCAACCAAACTAGGTTACTCGCACATTTCTGCGTACCATGTACGGACTGATAAACAGGCTAGGGCGTTGTGCGCCCATACGACAATTAAAGAGTTTTGCCCAAATTGAGGATTGGTTATGGCACATTTTGCTGAACTTGATGAGAACAACGTCGTTAAGCGCGTCATCGTTGTAGACAACAAGGACACGTCTGACGCTAACGGCAACGAGGTGGAAAGCATCGGCGTGGCGTTCTGCCAAAAGTTGCTCGGCGGTAACTGGAAGCAAACTAGTTACAACGGCAAGGTTCGCAAGAACTACGCTGGTATCGGCTACGCCTACCACGCTGACATTGACGCTTTCGTAGCGCCGCAGTCGTACCCGTCGTGGGTGCTGGACGCCAATGCCCAATGGCAGGCTCCGGTCCCGATGCCGACTGACGGCAAGATGTATTCGTGGGACGAGGCCGCACAGGCGTGGACGGAAGTTGAGGGAGCGCCGGTCTAATGGCTAACTGGAAGGTTGAAGCGCTGTACGTCGCGCCTAAAAAGGACGTAGTGACCGCTGTGGCATGGGCTTGCTACGGCAACAACACCATGCGCGGCAAACTGACGCTTGGCCCTCCGGGTGTGCCGTTTGTGGAGTACGCCGATCTGACCAAGGACACAGTTCTTGGTTGGGTCTGGGCGCAAGTGGATAGAGAATTTGTTGAAAAAGATGTAGATGCCGTAGCGCCGGATGTGCCGGTTGTTGCCGCTAAACCGCTGCCTTGGGTGGAGTAAGACATGGCTACCATTAAGATCTCGCAGTTACCTTCGGCCAGCACTCCGCTGACTGGCGCCGAGGTTTTTCCCGTTGTTCAAAATGGCGTAACCAAGAAAGCCGAAGTTGCTTCTGCGTTGCCATTTATTAACGTCAAAACGTATGGCGCCATGGGCGACGGCGTGACCGACGACACACTCGCCATTCAAAACGCCATTAACGCGGGCGCCGCGTTAGGACGCACGGTTTACTTCCCCGCTGGAACGTATTTGGTTGTTCCGGCTACGTTAAAAGACTGGGAAGGCACGCCTTTGGGCGAAGGCCAAATGACCTGCGCTTTCATTATGAAATCCAATATGTCGTTGCTTGGCGACATTGGAACCACCATTAAATTAGCCAACAACGTCTCGACATTATCTGCGCCCAAGCGAGTTGCGTTGTTTTTTACAAATGTTCCTTTGCAAAATCTAGAGTTTCGAGGTTTGACGATGGACATGAACGGTTTGAACAACCGTATCAGCCCGTCTGCTCCGGCATCGTTTAATCTTTACAACCAAGCCATGATCCACGTTACCGGCACGATTGCTGGTGTTGCCGCCCGAATTGACAACTGCCAAATCAGTAATTGCAAGTTCTTAAATACTGCTGGTACGTCTTGCATCGTTATGGCGCAAAGTAATAGCGCTGGCGTTACCCTCGGAAAAGACTGGTCGGTTACAAACTGTTTGTTCAAGAACAACGGTTTGGATACCAACGATCACAGCAGCATTTTTGCGTGGGCCGACAACGTGTTGTGCGAAGGCAACACTTTTACGGCTGACACCATGTTTCCGAACGGCGTTGTTGGAAACAGCGGAACATTTGTAGCGTATGAGGTTCACGGCGCTAATCAGCGGTTCGTAAACAACCTTGTCCGCAATTACTGGCAAGGCATGTGGGTTGCGTCCAACCTTACGTCCGATGCGGACAACATCGTTATTTCCGGCAATACTTTCTCGCCGATCAACTTTGCTGCGATTGACTTCTTCCGGTTTAACGCCGCAGAGTCGCTGATCAAAAAGGTATTGATTGACGGAAACACCATTGGCTTGGACGACACCGTTCCGCCAACTGGCGTATTGCCGACGCTTAAAACTGGCATTCAGATTGCGCCGTTTTACGCAATCTCTGATGTCCAGATTTCCAACAACATCGCCACCAAGATCGGCACGAGCAAGGCGTCCGCGTTCGTCAATGTGGTGTCGCAGGCTACGGCTGCCGGACAAAAGCACAAGAACATTGTTGTTAAGAACAACTACACCAACGGCTGGACGTTTGGCGTAGTGTTAACCACCAGCGCAATCAACGGAATGGGCGCTGTTGAGATTACCGAAAACAACTTTGTAAATTGCTTACCCTCAACCGGGTTTGCGTTCTCGCAAGGCATTGCTGTTGGCGGCACTACAACCGCTTACGACAATCTGTTTATTGGCTCCAACTCGTTTATTGACGAGCAAGCGGTTCCAACTCAGTCATTCGGCATCCGCCTTGATGCGCTGATTACCAACTTAAACGTCAAGCCGCAGAACTATCGTGGAATGACGGTAGCAACGTACGCAGAAACGGCAGGCACCGTCGTAACGAACCGATTTGGGTATTACGAAAACCGCGACTTTACGCCGGTTTGGAAGGTTTCCGGTACGCCGATTACGGTAGGAAATGCTATTTCGGTTGGGTTTTACACGATCAACGAAAAGCAAATTACTGTTAACGCTTACATCCAAATTGGCTCAACGACTTCGTTTGGCGCTGGCGGCAATCTCCAGTTGGACTTGCCGACTGTGGCGCCGAGTGACATCCGAGTAGCGCAATACTTCGGGACGTGGCGAATTGTTGACGACAGCGCAGGTCCGACCTTTAGATACGGTTGGGCAGAAATTGACGGCGGCACCAATGTGATTACGTTGCAGGTAGATAACGGCACGTTTGCTACCAACGGAGCGCCTGTCGTCCTGACGACAAGCGACTTCATAAGCGTGCAAATTACCTACATGCGGGCATAACTGTTGCGCCTGAGCAACTAGTAAGTTAAAGTTTTACCGTACTGATGCGTTTCATCAGGTTTCCGTAAGGAAGTTTATGTCGGACGAAAACCAAGTCCCTGAAGTTGTAGCGGCAGAGGCCGTGTCGGAACCCGAGGCTACGGCAGCCCCGGAAACCGTAGATGCTACCCCCGAGGTAGCGGAGCCGGAGAAGACTGAACCAAAACTCTTTACACAAGATGATTTGGATAAAGTCATTGATAAAAGACTAAGGAAAGCGCGTAAAAGTTGGGAAAGAGAGCAGGTTTTAAAGGCGCAATCGACCCCGGTTGAGCCAGCCGCACTGCCTAGCAGAGACGAAGACCCCGAGGCTTATGCCGAGGCTCTGGCCGAACGCAAAGCAACGGAACTCCTCGCCCGACGCGAAGCAGAGCGGGAGCAGATGGCTCTCTTAGAGGCGTATCACGAGCGTGAAGAAGCGGCGCGTGACAAGTACGACGACTTCGAGCAAGTCGCGTACAACAACTCGCTGCCGATTACGACTGTGATGGCACAGACGATTCAGGCGTCAGAATTGGGGCCAGATATAGCCTACTTTCTGGGGTCTAATCCGAAGGAAGCCGAGCGCATTTCCCGCTTACCGCAGTTCCTTCAGGCTAAGGAAATCGGGAAGATTGAGGCCAAAATGGCCGACAGTCCTGCCCCGGTTAAGAAGACTACCAGTGCGCCCCCGCCTATTAAGCCTGTCACGGCAAAAGGCACTGGCGCTCCGGTCTACGACACGACAGACCCACGGTCCATTGCGGCCATGAGTGCGTCAGAGTGGATCGAGCGCGAGCGTCAGCGACAGATTAAGCAGTGGGAAGCGCGTAACCGCTAACATCTTTTTGGAGACACTTTCGTGGCTAATACACTTCTTACAATTGATATGATTACGAGAAAGGCTCTCGAAATTCTTGAGAACAACCTTGTAATCACCCGTAACGTTAACCGCCAGTACGACGACTCGTACGCTGTCGAAGGCGCCAAGATCGGCACCACGCTGCGTATCCGTCTGCCGGACCGCGCTCTTGTGACTGACGGTGCCGCCCTGCAAGTTCAGGACGACAACGAGCAGTTCACGACCTTGACGGTTGCTTCGCAGAAGCACATCGGCGTCAACTTCACGACCGCCGAAATGACGATGCAGTTGGACGACTTTGCCGAGCGCGTGCTGAAGCCGCGTATCAGCCAGTTGGCCTCCAGCATCGACGCTGACGTTGCCAACTCGTTCAACAACATCTACCAGTCGGTTGGTACTCCGGGCACGACTCCGGGCACCTCGCTCGTTCTGTTGCAGGCGCAGCAGAAGTTGAACGAAGCCGCCGCTGGCATGTCGCCCCGCTACGCCACCGTGAACCCGGCTGCTAACGCCGCGCTCGTCGAGGGCATGAAGGGCTTGTTTAACCCGGTGTCCACGATCAGCAAGCAGTTCAAGAGCGGCTTGATGGGCGAAGGCATCCTCGGTTACGACGAACTTGCCATGTCGCAGTCGATCAAACAGTTCACGACCGGCACCCGCACGGGCGCTCACACCGTGACCACGACCGTCACCGCTCAGGGAACTTCGACCATTGCCATCACCGGCACTGGCACGCAGACCTTGAAGAAGGGCGACGTGTTCACGATTGCGAGCGTGTTTGCTGTTAACCCGCAGACCCGCGAATCGACTGGTTCGCTCCAGCAGTTTGTGGTGACGGCGGACGTGACGGCTGTTGCTGGCGCTTATGCGTCTGTGTCAATCAGCCCGGCGATCTACACCTCTGGCAATGCTCTTGCCACGGTGGACTCGTTCCCGCAGTCTGGCGCGGCCGTGACGTTCTTGGGTGGCGCTTCGAGCCAGTACCCGCAGAACCTCGTGTACCACCGCGACGCGATTGCGTTTGCCACGGCTGACCTCCTGCTCCCGCAGGGCGTTGACATGGCTTCGCGTCAGGTCCACAACGGTGTCTCCATGCGCGTTGTTCGTCAGTACGACATCAACAACGACCGTATGCCGTGCCGTATCGACGTGCTGTATGGCTACTCGGTGATCCGTCCGCAGATGGCTGTTCGCCTCTGGGGCTAATGGTTAAATTTAAGGAGTAACTAAAATGGCACTTCCTAATGGTTCTGGTGGATATCAGATTGGCGACGGCAACAATGGCGAGCCGTTGTTTTTCTCGCAGGTTGCCCCGCTTGCTTTGACGGCAGCCGCTACGGCGTCGCCTGCTGAACTGGTCGCGGGTCTTTTCACTTTCAACGGTACGGCTGGCAACTTGACGCTGCCGACGGTGGCTCTCCTTGAGGCCGCCTACCCGTCGATGAGCGAAAAGAACGACTCTGCGTTCGACTTCTTCGTCATCAACATTGATGCGTCGGGATCGGATGCAATCACCGTTGCTGTCGGCACGGGTTGGACGTTGGTCGGTGCGGGTGCGGTTTCGGCGGCTTCGTCCGCCCACTTCCGTTGCCGCAAGACCGGCGTTGGCTCGTGGACTGTCTACCGCATTTCGTAATGGCAACGCCCTCGGCGGGGAAACTTGCCGGGGGCATCACCTAAAGGGGTATTGATATGCCTAATACACAGGCGATTGGTGTTGCTTTTGCGGATCAGGCGATTATCAACGGCTCGCTTGACTCGGCCACGCTCGTTAATTCTAATGTTCGCAGTGGTTTTTCTGCCTCCGTGCAAAAAGCAACCATTGCAACAACTGGCAACAATGACGCTTTTGTCATCGTTCCGGTATCGGGCGTTTTGTCGGCTGCGTGGTTTTCAGGCGTTGATGCGTTGGCTGCAAGCGATACTAACTACATCACGTTTACTATCACCAACCTTGGTACGTCTGGTTCGGGCACCGCAGCGATGCTGGCGGCGACCGATGCCAACACCACCAAGTCAACGGGTGGCACCGCTTTGACTGCTAACGCTCTGCGTGTTTTAACGCTAAATGCAACGGCGGCAAATTTGGTTGTATCGGCTGGAGATCGTCTTCGTTTGCGTGCCGCAGTAACGGGCACGTTGGCTAATACGGTGACTTTCCCGGTGTACAACGTCAACTTTACTGTCTCGTAATATGTCCAATATCTACCTTCGCCACCCCAGACATGGGGAAAAGATCGCTATCTCTTGGCTGGAAGCGAGGGAAGATATGGAACAAGGATGGGAGGAGTTTGACCCCTCCAATCCTGATGAGTCTGAACCCTCGGCGTCGTCAGATGTGGCGGCGCTGGGGGATTCTCAGCATAATGCGTTGAGAACGCGTCGCCGCCGTAAGGAGTAAATCATGGCTACAACTGCTGCCGATCAAATCAACGGCGCGTTGCGGCTGATCGGGCAGTTGGCCGAGGGCGAAGTCCCCTCTGCGGCCACGTCGCAGGATGCCCTCACCGCTTTGAACCAGATGCTCGACTCGTGGAGTACCGAGCGTTTGGCTGTCTACTCGACCCAAGATCAGGTCTATAACTGGCTGCCTAACGTCCGCACCATTACGATGGGACCGACCGGCGTGTTTGTAGCCGAGCGTCCTATCCTGATGGATGACGCTACCTATTTCCGTGACGCCTCAACCAACGTGTCGTATGGCATCAAACTGATCAATAACCAGCAGTACAACAGTATTGCAGTTAAAACGGTAACCTCTACGTATCCGCAGTTGATGTGGGTCAACATGACCTACCCGGACGTAGAGATCTATATCTATCCGGTGCCGACCAAGGTGCTGGAGTTCCATTTCGTGTCGGTGCGCCCGCTGGCAACTCCTGCCGCGCTAGACACTAACTTGGCGTTCCCGCCGGGATACCTGCGGGCTTTCCGATTTAACTTGGCTTGTGAACTTGCAGCGGAGTTTGGTGTCGAACCCTCTCCGCAGGTGCAGCGCATTGCTATGACTAGCAAGCGCGACTTGAAGCGCATCAATAACCCGGATGACCTGATGGCAATGCCTGCGGCGCTGCTCGTCAACCGACCGCGCTTTAACATCTTTACGGGCAACTTCTAATGAAGACGCCGATCCTCGGGTCGTCGTATGTAATCCGGTCGGTCAATGCTGCCGACAACCGGATGGTCAATCTTTATCCAGAGGTTATTGCCGAGGGCGGCAAAGAGCCTGCCTACCTGCAACGCTGCCCCGGCTTGGCTCTACAGGCCACGATTGGCACTGGACCTATCCGTGGCTTGTGGTCGCTAGGCAATTACTTGTACGTCGTTTCAGGCGATCAAATGTACAAGTTAGATGCTAATTATGTACAACAAGGCCAAAACGATTTATTGCTTGAAAATGGGTTTTTTGTTTTGTTGGAAGATGGCAGCACCATTTTATTAGAAAATCAAGTAGCACCGTCATTAGGGTTTGTATCTGGAACTGGCCCGGTGTCTATGGCTGATAACGGCACGCAAATTTTTATTGCTGCTAATCCAGATGGATATATTTACAACACTGCTACGGATGCTTTCCAGCAAATCACTGACCCCGACTTTCCGGGTGCGGTGACGGTTGGCTACCTTGACGGTTATTTCGTATTCAATGAGCCGAACTCGCAACGTGTCTGGGTCACAAGCCTATTGGATGGCTTGTCGATTGACCCCTTGGATTTTGCAAGCGCTGAGGGTTCACCAGACGGGCTAGTATCCCTGATCATTGACCATCGAGAGGCGTGGCTATTTGGCACGAACTCCGTGGAGGTCTGGTACAACTCCGGCGATGCCGATTTTCCGCTCACCCGTATCCAAGGCGCCTATAACGAGATCGGCTGTATTGCGCCGTACTCGGTCGCCAAGATGGACAACTCCGTCTTCTGGCTCGGCGCAGACCCGCGGGGTCAGGGCGTTGTATACCGTGCCAACGGTTATACCGGCGTTCGTATCTCAACGCACGCGGTTGAGTTTGCCATTCAAAGTTACGGAAACCTTGCCGACGCGGTTGGCTACACGTATCAGCAGGACGGTCACACGTTCTACGTGCTGAACTTTACCAACGCTGACACGACGTGGGTGTTTGACGCAGCGACAGGCTCGTGGCACGAGCGTGCTGGCTTCCGCAACGGCGACTTCAAGCGTCACCGTGGCAACTCCCATACTCGTTTCAACGGCGAACCGATCATTGGTGATTACCAAAACGGTCGTTTGTATGCGTTTGATCTGGACGTGTACTCCGACGCTGGCGTTACGCAGAAGTGGCTACGGTCTTGGCGTGCGTTGCCAACCGGCGGTAATGACCTAAAGCGCACTGCCCACCACTCGCTTCAAATTGATTGCGAAACAGGCGTTGGCTTGCCGGGTGTAGATGCGTTTGACCCGGCTACAGAGATTACGACTGAGACGCAAGTTATTATTAACACTGAGACCGGCAATCCTCAGTTGGTTGCAAATCTTGGAACTCAAGTTCCCGAAGATGTTGAAACGGAAACTTGCAACAATATCTTGGGCGTAGTTCAAGATGACGGCGTGAGTCTAGCAGTTGACAATATTATTGTTACAGGCGTTAACCCGCAGTTAATGCTGCGCTGGTCCGATGACGGCGGTCACACTTGGAACGGCGAGCGTCAGGTGTCTATGGGCCGCACAGGCCAGTACGGCACTCGCGCCATCTTCCGTCGCCTTGGCATGACCTTGAAGTTGCGTGACCGCGTGTACGAGATTAGCAGCACCGATCCGGTCAAGGTCGCCATCATGGGCGCCGAACTGCAACTGAGCGGTACTGCGTCGTGACCGTAAACATCACGCAAATCCCTGCCCCGCGTGTGCCGTTTATTGACGAGCGCACTGGGCTGATTTCGCGTGAGTGGTTCCGGTTTCTTAACAACCAGTACCAGTTGACGGGTGGCGGCACTACGCAGACCACCATCTCTGACCTTGAGTTGACGCCTTCTTTGTCGTCTAACACCGAAGACGAGTTGGCGGTGGTCAAGGGGCAACTAGACGATTTGCAAAAAGGGCCGCCTCGGTTTGAGCCGGGTCTTATCAACTACGGTTCGTTCTTTTCAACGCAAACTCAAGCGGCAACGGTCATCAACACGGCCTACGCCATCACGTACAACAATGCTGATCCGGCGTATGGCGTTTACCGTGACCCAGCCGATAGCAGCAAGATTAAAGTTACTCGACCCGCTATCTACAATGTCCAGTTTTCTATTCAGGTAGACAAGACTTCGGGCGGTACGGGGCGACTGTACATTTGGCCTGCTATCAACGGCACTAACGTAGCCAACTCTGCGTCACTGATTCAGATTCAAGGCAACAACGCTGAGATTTTTTCGGCAGCCAATTTCTTTTTGCCGTTATCTAACGGCGATTACTTTCAACTGTATTTTTCGGTTGATGCTTTGGACGTGCAGTTGCAACAATTTGCCGCCGCCGCTCCAGTTCCGGCCATTCCTTCAATCATTCTGACTGTTATGCAGGTGTACGTATGACCGTTTACCTTTCAGCCTTTGCAGGAGCCGGGGCGCAGTTCTTTACCGATGACGGCTCTGTGCTGTCGGGCGGAAAGATCTATACCTACGCCGCTGGCACCACGACCCCGCTGACGACCTATACGTCTGTTAGCGGCACGACTGCTAACTCCAACCCCATCATCCTTGACTCTGGCGGACGACTGCCAGAGGACATGTGGCTGTCAGAGGGCGTGATCTATCGCTTTGTGCTAACCGACTCGTGCGACATTCAAATCGGCGAGTACGACGACATCGTGGGCATCAACGATATCTCCACGGAAAGCGTTGCGTGGTCCACGATTACCGGCACGCCGACGACGGTAGCCGGGTATGGCATTACCAACGCCCTGACGACGACGGCTGCGGCAACGACCTATGCGCCGATTGCCTCGCCCACGTTCACCGGCACGCCGCTGATTCCGGACAACGATTCGGTTAGCGCCAACTATGCTGTGGGCTATCGAGAAGCCCCGCAGGTATCTAAGACGGCTAACTATCAGTTAGTGCTGGCAGATCGCGGTAAGTCGATTCTGATGAATGGCACCAGCCTGACGCTGACCATTCCGGCTAACTCTGCCGTCGCGTTCCCGGTGGGCACCGTGATTATTATCGTCAACGTCAATACCAGCGCGTTGTCGATTTCCATTACGACCGACACCCTGACTCTGGCGAACAGCACCACGACCGGCACGCGAACGTTGGCTCGTAACGGTCTCGCTACCTGCGTCAAGATTGGCAGCACGTCTTGGCTGATCAGCGGAGCGGGATTGACCTAATGGGCGGCGCTACCTTAGCAGCGGCAATTGCAGGCACGACGGGGGGAGCCGGTGCCGGTGTATTCGACTTCTCGTCTGGGTCGGGTAGCGTCACAATTCCCACGGGAGCCACGGGCGTCACCATCGAGGTATGGGGTGCGGGCGGTGGCGGTGGCTACGGCACTGTCACCCAGATATTTGGCGAGTTCCTATACGAGCCCCAAGAGAACCCCGGTGGCGGTGGTGGCGGCGGTGCCTACGCTAAACGAGTCATTGTGTTAACCGCGCCAGATGCCCTTAAAACTATTCTGTACACTGTCGGTGCTGCCGGTAGAGGCGGCACTGTAGGCGACGCTGTGGGTGGTGCTGGCACCCAATCTGTTGTCTACGCCGGAACCTACGCCCTAGACGAAATGATCTCTACGGGCGGCTTTGGCGGCTACGGCGGTATTGGCATATTTGGCAGCCAGCAAGGCGCTGGAGGCACGCAGACGGGCGGTACGGTGCCGCCGTCAGTGAATGGCAACGGAGGCGCGGTCTTTACCCAAACGGGCGCTGTGGGCATCGTAGGCGATAATAGCCTCACGGCTGGCACTGGCGGTGATGGTGGCGACCCAGTAGAGGGCGGCGATCCGGGCTTGGTCGGTA